AACCAGCCTCAAATATTGATTTAGGTTTACAAGTTGCGGTACCAATAGGGGTTTCACCTGTTGACTCAAATGCGTTATTTAGAAACTTTCAGTATCTTTTTACAAATATGATGGAGATTGACGGTAAGGAAAGTTCGATTACTAATGGAGAATATTTTAAAACAATTGGGGAAACACAATTAACTATTTTTTCAAACACTATTAAAGCGTTTTTAGAGTATGATGTGATTTTAAAATACGGTAATCCTGCGGATTATAATAGAAGAGTGATGGCCTCATACCTTGCTCAAGGTGGTGGAAACAACGATGTTGTTGACCCAATAATATTTAATCCATACGTTAAAAATAGTTTACCATCATCATTAAATACAATTACTTTAGATGTTTCTAAATCAAGATACCCTAATGCTTGGAAAGTTTTGGAAACCGAAGTTGGGTTTTCAACAATACCAAATTTGACATACGATAATAACGGTTCATACATTACAGATTTCTTTATTGATAATGATATTGAATTTACTGAAAACAATGTAGTATTGTTAGCACCAATTATAAAAATGTATGCAACTCAAAAACTGTATACACCAACATTGTCAGGAACTGAATTTAAAAGTAGGGTTCAAACTTACTTAGGTTTAACTTCAAATTTTCAAAATAACGTATTAAATCAAATATTAACTAGAGTTAGAAAAGATTTACCTGACCAACAAGAATTACCCGAAAGGGCAATTCAAAGTGTTATTGACGGACAACAAAGTAAGGTAGAAAATTACGAAGTATTCAAAGCGTTAAATGACAAATGGATTGCAGGTTCTGATTATACATCTAAGACTTTATTTGAAGATGTTATGTTCTTAGATAGAGCATCAAGAAATATTGGTGACACTATTATTATTGATATTTTTGATTTAAAAAATATGTTGAGTGAAAATTCACTTAACATGGAGATGAGCGTATTCACATTTATGAGTGGTATTTTAATTAAAAATAAATTTAATGTTATGCCACTTCCTGCTTATGTTAATTTTTATAATATACAAGAAGTTGATGGTACAACAATACCACAACCTGAAGGTAGTCTAGAATTTGCGGACAATATGTGGGGGACATTTTTAAATGTTGATTATAGAAAATCAGGGCCAAAAATGATTTGTTTTTATGCAGGACAACCATCAACACACTTAGATTTACCTAAAGGAAATTCAAGATTTAGAGATGATGCGTTTGATTTAAGGAGGGCTTCAGATAACCCTTTAATTGAGAACCCTGCGGGTAAAAAAGATTATGCTATCTCAAACAAATGTGTTGGGTTTAATGTTGATGTTGGGAATAGAAATCAAAACATATTTTATTCAATTGATGTTAATATGGATTCTGGTAAAGCAACTTCAGAGTCAATACAGACACAATTAAATATGGTTAATCAATACAACGGTAAAAATACCGCAACACAAAATGTTGGTTTATACAATTTATATAAACAAAGAAGTTATCAATGTACTGTTAGATGTTTAGGTAATGCTTTATTACAACCAACAATGTATTTTAATCTTAGACATGTACCAATGTTTAACGGACCTTATTTTATAACACAAGTTGACCATGTAATAACCGCGGGTAACTTTCAAACATCATTTACAGGTACTAGACAAGGAATATACGATTTACCATCAATTAATAATTTCTTACAAAGTATTAATCAAAACTTATTAACTAAAATTGAATCTCTTGTTAAAAACTCTAAAGATGATGTTACAGCCAAGGCAATTACAAACGTTGATAAGTCTAAATATATTAGTCAGGCTGGCGGTAGTACCGCCGCCGCTCAAAATTCATGTCGTAATAATTTAGCGGTTGCATATAATAGTTTTGGAGATGTTCAATCATCAACAACAATGAGTATTACTATAGATGACTTTGTTAAGGAACTTGAAAAGAAAACAAGTAATCCTAAGTTACAAGTTCTTATTTACATGATATGTTATGCAAAAACATTTGACCAAACTAAGTTTTATGGATATGCCAACAATTATGCAAACGTAACGTTAACAACAGACTACGGTCCAACAGGTAGTGGATATTTTAGTTCTAAAAAATATTCTTGTGTTAACATTCCAAATTCAACAGGAACAAAAACGTCACAACCAGTTGCAAATTTTAATACAATTGGAGATTTTTTTGATTTTATGATTGCTAGATTATTACCAAGAGTTAACCAAGTGTTTGTTAATGGAATGGGTATTACCAAATACTATGTTTGTCATTGGCCTGTTTCTAATGTTGAAGAATCTTATTATGATTCACATACTTCGGAATTTACAACTTTAGAGGAGACATTTAACAAAGCGTTTAAATCTGCAGGAGTTGCTGGATTAAATGTTGAGGCAACTACAGAATTAAAAGTTGCAACTACAAACCAAAAGAAAAAAAATAATAACACTTTGGCTGGTGTTACAACACCAGCAAATAATTTAAACACAACTACAAATGTGGTACCGTCTTGTCCACCTCCAACAATAACATCATTCTCACCATTAACAGGTGTTAGTGGTACTATTTTAACTATTGTTGGTAACAACTTAGATGAGGTAACGGGTATTACAATAAATAACGTAACCACAACTACAGGTATAACCATTTTAAATGCGTTTAATATTAGTGTTGTCGTTCCTTTTAGTAATAATGGATTAACAAATATTCAACAAACCCCGATTATTGTTAGAGGAATTCATGGTAGTACAGTAACGTCAGGATTATTTACCTATAATCCATCTCAAGTGACTCCAATACCAAATAATACAAACAACACCAACACTCAGCCACAACAAACAGGTCCTGTCACATTAATAGAAAATACACAAATAGGTGTAAACGGATCAACATCAAGTTTGATGGTTGGAGTTAATCCTCAAGTATTAAACAAAAATACTTGGACATTAGACCAAACTGTTGAAATGGTAGTTTCTGTTTATGACAATAATGTTGTTAATAATCTCAAAACAAAAACATTAAATAGAACTGTAACAATACCAATTATAGGATATGTTTCGAAAAATGTGTTTAATATAACACATGAAAATTTACAGGTTATATTAGTAAGTTATCCTATTGAAGAATTTAAGGTAAGTCCTATTACACCAACACAGACGGCTCAAATTAAATTTACAATAGTTGCGGCACCTACAGATAGAGCAATAAACATACAGGATGTTACACAATCATTTAATTTTGATTTTAGACCAACACAAACAACAATCCCAACATTTGCGGAAGTTGCGGCATCAATTGTTTTAATTGGTGAAAGTCCGACTTTACAAGGTAATGGACCTCAGTTTTTTAACATTAAAAAACCAGATAACAATGGATATATTACATTCCAATTTAATACCCCATCGTTTCAAGAACAAAATTATGTTGAAATATATTTTTTAGATTCGGATGGTGATAAAGCATCTTCAAGTAGATTGGTAGATACTCAAACAAGGTATACATATGAATATACTTTAACAGGTAAAGGTGTTTTCAAGTTAATTGTTAAGTATAGACCTTATGGACTTAAGTCACCGGTAAATGGTCAGGTATTAACTCAAACAGTTGTTGGACCACCATTCACTTTATAACTTAATCATATATTTATATAGAAACATTATTATGGATATTAAATCAGCATTAGATAATTATCTTGGTAAATCAACAAGATTCTCCCAAGAAGACAACGGTGATGGAACTAAACAAGTTTGTGACTTAGATACAGGAGATTGTTATACTGTAAGAGAAAGAGACGGTCTTATTGAAAGAGCCGGACACCAAACAACTGCCAACAGAAAAGTTAGAGTTGAAACTGCTAACGGTATAAAACAATTATTAAACGGTTAATACTATGAGTTTAGATAAAAAAATATTAAGTGAAATTAATAGATACAGAAGTATCAATAAATATATAATGGAGCAAGATGCGGAAGTACCTGCCGATTTAGGTGCATTAGCACCTGAAGCAGGAGCTACACCTCCACCACCTCCTGCAGATGTTGTTGCAACACCTCCACCACCGCCAACAGGTGGGTCTGAACCAATTGATGTTGAAAATGACCCTGATGTTGAAAAAATTGATGATGAGGGTAAATCTGATGAAAAGAAAGATGAATCATCTGATTCAGAAGAATTAGACATCACAGAATTAGTTACCGCTCAAAAAGATATTCAATCTAAACAAGATGACTATTTTGAAAATTTATTTGGTCAATTAAATAAATTAGAATCAAGATTAGGTGAGATGGATGCAATTATGAATAAACTTAATGCTCTTGAAAACAAAATTGAGAAATACAGAGAAAAGACACCTCAAGAAAAATTAGAGTTGAGAAGTTATGATTCATATCCATTTAACCAAAAACTTTCACAATTTTTTGACGACAAACAAGAAGAGATGGAAAAAACAGGAAAAAATGATTATGTTTTAACTCCTGATGATGTTACAGACATTAACGTTAACGATATCAAAAGTTCTTTTCAAGGAAATGGATTCAAAGACGAATATAAATACAAATAATATTAATTTAGACATTAATGAAAACCACCTTTTGGGTGGTTTTTTTATTTGACAAATCCAGAAAACTATACTATATTTACATAACAATTTAAAAAATAAAAAACATGATGAGTTCATTAGACGCCGTATTGGCACAGTACGAAAAAGCACAACAAGGGGGCGGGGCCCAAAACAAAATGTCACAAGACGAAAGAATGAAAAAGTATTTCGCTTGTATTCTTAGTGACAAAGAGAAATCAGGACAACGTAGAGTACGTATTTTACCTACATCAGATGGTTCTTCACCATTCAAAGAAGCATGGTACCACGAAATCCAAGTAGGTGGACAATGGCAAAAATTTTACGACCCAGGAAAGAATGACAATGAGCGTTCTCCTTTAAATGAGGTTTATGAAGAATTAATGTCAACAGGTAAAGAATCTGATAAAGAATTAGCAAAACAATACAAGTCTCGTAAATTCTACATCGTTAAGGTGATTGATAGAGACCACGAAGAAGACGGTGTTAAATTTTGGAGATTTAAACACAACTATAAGAATGATGGTATCTTGGATAAAATCATTCCAATTTGGAGAAACAAAGGTGACATTACTGACCCTGAAAAAGGACGTGACCTTATCATTGAATTAACAAAATCTAAAACACCTGCAGGTAAAGAATATACAAGTATTTCTACAATTATGTATGACGACCCAACAGCAATACACGAAGAAAAGGTTCAAGGTAATTCTTGGATTAATGACGAGTTGACTTGGTTGGATGTATATTCTAAAAAACCTGTTGACTATCTTGAAGCAATCGCTCGTGGAGAAACACCAAAATGGGATAGTGATAAAGGTGGTTATGTATATGGTAACGACACCGAATCTACAACATCTATGGGTGGAGCTAAAAAGGCTGAAACAAAAGCACCTATTGTTGACCCTCAAGCGAATGACGAGGTTGACGGAGATTTACCTTTCTAATAAAACAAAACACATCATGTATGGTATCTTGTATGGTACCATACATGATTTAATTTATATCACACATGGCAATAAAGAAAAACGATTTTAGTTCAGTTAAGAAGAAATTCTCAACTTCTGCAAAATACAAGCCCCAAAGATTTTTTGACTTAGGACAAGATTTCTTAGATGCGGTTGGATTACCTGGCCCCGCAATCGGACATTTAAATATGTTCTTGGGTCACTCAGATACAGGAAAAACTACAGCGTTAGTTAAAACTGCCGTTGATGCTCAGAAGAAAGGTATTTTACCTGTATTCATTATTACAGAACAGAAATGGTCTTTTGAACACGCAAAACTTATGGGATTTGATTGTGAAGAAGTTGTTGACGAATCAACAGGTGAATTGGATTGGGATGGTTTTTACATCTTCAATAACAATTTCAACTACATTGAGCAAATCACCGACTACATCAATAGTTTGTTGGATGCGCAAGAAAAAGGTGAGTTGGATTATAGTTTATTATTCTTATGGGATTCTGTAGGTTCAGTTCCTTGTAAGATGACCTTTGAAGGTAAAGGGGGTAAACAACACAACGCATCTACACTTGCAGACAAAATTGGTATGGGTATCAACCAACGTATTTCAGGTTCTCGTAAATCTGATTCAAAATATGAAAACACATTGGTTATTGTTAATCAACCTTGGGTTGAATTACCTGACAATCCATTTGGTCAACCAAAAATTAAAGCTAAGGGTGGTGAGGCCATTTGGTTAAACTCATCGTTGGTATTTTTATTTGGTAATCAAAAAGGTGCGGGAACAAACAAGATTACCGCAACCAAAGACAAGAGAAGTGTTAAGTTTGCAATTAGAACAAAAGTTTCTGTTATGAAAAACCACATCAATGGATTGGGTTATGAAGATGGAAAGATAATTGTAACACCACACGGGTTCTTAGCA